AAAAAAAAACAAAACGTAGATAAATAAATAAAATATAGTGATGAAGGATATTTTATATAACGTGAATTGTGTTAAAAAATATTCTTTTACCTTTGTAATATTATAAGGTATTTTTTAATATAATTTATATTACGTTATGTACAATAGACTTCATTCAAATGAAAATGAAGTTTATTTATCATGCGTTGTAATGCTAAGAAATCTATTACGATTAAAAATCGTTCAAATTACTTTAATCCATTAAAAGACAGAGCTTATAATACTTTTGCTAGTCCTACTAGTTATCAGTTTTATCAGTCAAAAATTGAAGGTTACGAGAATCGTTTATATTGGGAATTCCGATATTGTAACGATCATCGTGGTGCTACTTATTTTTATACTTTAACATATAACGATAAACATGTACCGAAGTATTGTGGTCAAAATTGTTTTGATTACAATGATCTTCGTTATATGACTATAGGTCCATTTGCTAAACAGTTACTTAGAAAATATGGTACTGTTTTTAAGTATTTTATTGGAGCTGAATTAGGTGATGGTAAAGGTGAACGTGGTATGCATAATAATCCGCATTACCATGTATTGTTCTTTTTGCGTTCTGCAAATAACAGTCGGTATCCATATCGAGAAATCACACCGATTGAATTTAGACATTTAGTTAGGGAATATTGGCAGGGATTCGATGAAGACACCGATGGACCGCAAGACTATCGAGAAGCCAAATTTGGAATAGCTAAAGAAGGTGAAAATTTAGGTTTAGTGACTGATTTTCGCGCATGTATGTATTGTGCAAAATATGTTACTAAGGATGTTAATTTAAAGAAATATGAAGAGAAAATAAAATTTCAATTAGAGAACAAATATAAAGAAAAAGCTATTTTGGATTTGTCCATTAAGCGAGATTTTTTATACGATATTATTTATGAAAAATTCAATATTCCTACTAATTGTACTTGTATTCCAGAAGAAAGAAAATGGATGTATAATGAGCGTGAAATGTTTGAAATTCTTTGTCCAAAAAGATATAATATGTATAAATCTACTTTTGAAACATTAGTAGATGGATTTCCTATTGAATTGGTAGATGAAATTATTGATGAATGTCATTTATATGCTGATTATAATGATTATGTGAATTTAGTTGTTCAAAGAAGAGTTGATGAAGCTCTTAATGAATATAGAAATCGTTATTGTAATAAGTGTCGTATTTCTCATGGTGTTGGTGATTATGCTTTACAATTTATAGAAGATAAATTGGATCCTAAGATTACAGTTCCCGGTAAGAATGGTTGGAAGCAGAGACCAATTGGTATGTATTATTATAGAAAATTATTTACTGATTTAGTTCATGATAAGAATGGTAATGGTTTACGAGTATTGAATGAATTAGGTCAAAAATACAAAATAAATAAATTGGATTCGCAAATAAATAATTTAAAAGAAATAGTACGTGCTAATGCTGAAATATTAACTGAAGAATTATACGAGGAAATGTGGAGTTCGAATGTTAATACTGAAGTTAATTTTCATTATAGCAGGTACAAACAATTATTAGATAGTTTAGAAAAAGATAAAATTAATATAGAAGAAGTTTATGAAAAATACGCAGAATTTAAATTGGTTTATGAGAACCGTTTCTACAAACTTACATTGGACGGAGATAGTGTTTTACATTGTCCTATTGATGTACATAGTGATTACGCTAGGTTTATCGTACCGAGTTATTACGAAAGTCCTTATGCTCCTGGTCGTGTCTCCGATTTTCTTGAAAACGACTGTGAAGCTTATATGGCGTATTGGTCACACCCCTATTTTTTACGCTACGTTAGCATATTTGCTGTGTATGATTTGCTCGCCGATTATTTATTTGTCCAAACTGATGACAAAAATCAAGAACAAGCAAGTGAAATCAAGCGAATTAAACGATTCCACGATGAAAATAAATTAAAAGATTTCTATTCGAATTTTGAATAAATATAAATATAAAATTAATTTTAGGTATTATGGTAAAAAAAACAGAAATTTCAAATTTTATTGAAAAAGCTTGTAGCCAGTATTCTCCCCTTGTTGATGATTTTGAGAGAATTGTTAAATATGGTAAAGATGGTTCTGAAATTATTGAATGGAAGAAAGTAGATTATTCAAAGATTATTAAAGAGAATGGTACTGTTGAACAGTGGTCTTTAAATAATTTGTTAGCTGCTGGTATAAGTCCTAATTCAATGACAGTTCATACTGGTTATAATTCTAGATTATCAGGTTCTGATGATTTACAATCAGCATTGACTGATGTTAATCGTATTGTTGATGAACAATTACAACAATTGAAAGAAGAAAAAAATTAAAATTAAAATTAATATAAATTTAAAATGAAAGGTTTTGATAAATTACATGTAAAAAGTGCAGTTAAAGCGCATAATAAATTCGATTTATCGCGTACACATTTAACAACTGCAGAATTTGGTCAGATTATTCCTCTTATGTATGAGGAAACTATACCTGGCGATAAGTTTAATATTCAAGCTAATTTTTTTAGTCGTTTAGCTCCTCTTGTTACACCTACTTATGGTAAGTTTAGTTTTAAGACTGTTTCTATTTTTGTTCCTTATTATCAGGTTGCTGATGATGTAGAAGCTTGGTTAGATGGTTTGAATACTTGGGAAGGTTCTACACCTGATTCCCGTTATATTACTGTTGCAGATTTAGCTTTGTTAGCTACTGATGCTAGTTTAGGTTCTGTTGTAAATAATGCTAGTACTGGAGATTTTAAGTATTATTCTAATGGTACTTTAACTACTACTCGTTTTAATACTTTTGGTAAGTATGTTTTTAAAGTGTTGAATTCTCTTGGTTATGCACTTCCTCAAGGTGCTGACGTTAATCCATTATCTTCTTGGAGTTCATCTGGTTATGGTACTACTAAATTATCTGCTCTTCCACTTTTAGCTTTCTTTAAAGCTTATAATGATTGGATGAGTCAAAGTACACGGTATAATACAAGTATTTTAACTAATGTTTTACGTTGTATTAGACATAATACATCTGTTACTGGTTATAATACTACATATCATACTATTAATTCACAATGTTTGAAGAATATGTTTAGTCTTCTTAGGTTAGCTTATGATAATGATTATTTTACTTCAGCATGGATGCGAGCTAATAGTCCTCTTAATACTGTTAGTTCTAAAGGTTCTTTCCAAGTTCCTGGTCCTATTTCTGCAAGTAATAATTTTGATACTCTTGTTCAAAATGAATATGGTACTAAGTTACAACCTTATGTTACTACTCAGATATTTCAACGTTCTCTTGATTTTCTTAAGTCATTTGATGATTGGGTAAGACGTAATAATTATTCTGGTTCAAGAGCTGTCCAGCAGGTTTATTCAAGATTTGGTATTAAGACAGAAGATTATCGTTCTAATTATGCACATTTAATTGATACCGATAGTCAGCCAGTTCAGGTAGGTGATGTTACTTCTACTACTGATAGTGCTGCTTCTGGTGGTGTTGAACTTGGTGCATACGCTGGTAAAGGTATAATGTCTGGTAATAAAGGTTTGAGTTTTGATTCTAAAGATTATGGTTGTTTATTTGTATTTGGTTATTTTACAGTTCGTCCTATGATGTCCTATGGTTCTGATAAAGCTGTTTTAAGAAATCAACCTTTTGATTATTATAATCCAGAGTTTGATGGACTTGGTGCTGAAGCTATTTCTTATGCTGAAATATTTCAAGATCCTCTTGATCCATCTACTGCTACTGGTGTGCATAATGATGCTGCAGTTTATGGATTTACTGAAAGATATAATTCATATCGTTATGGTCGTGATAAGATTACTGGTGATTTTCGTCATTATGATCAAAATGAAATGAATAGTTGGCACACAGGTCGTTTACTTACTGATGTTCGTGCTGGTGGTAATATGGTTGCTCAATCTACTGCTATGAATACTCTTTCTGCTACAGATAGTGAGTATAATAGAATGTTTGCTAATACTAGTGGTAGTCATGATCATTTTTATCTTACTGCTCAATTTAATATAAGTGCTGTTCGTCCGATTTTAAATCTTAATCAAGTTCCTCGTCTTGGTGAAGGTGATACTGAAGTTGCACGTAATGGTAATGTAGTTTCTTAGTATTTTTCATGAGTTCTTTAAAGTTCTCTCAATAAAAGAACTTTTTTAAAATTAATTTATATAAAGTTATGGATGTAGGTTTAATAGGTTCTCTTGGTGGTTTAGCTACTTCTGTTATAAATAATTATGCTGCTGATAAAAGAGCACAGATTGATCGTCAATGGAATGAAGATATGCAGAAACAACAGAATGAGTGGAATTTACAAATGTGGAATAAACAAAATGAATATAATACTCCTCTTGCTCAGTTAGAAAGATTGGAAGATGCTGGTTTAAATCCTCTTTATCATGGATTAGATGGTAATAGTGCTGGACAAATTCAGTCTAATACACCTCTTGGTGGTAAAATGAATAATTCTACACAAGGAATTTCTAATCCTTTTGAAAATTATCAAGATGCTGTTATTAAGAGAGCACAAATTGATAATATTAATGCTGATACTGCTAAGAAGAATAATGAGACACTTACTGAGACTGAACGTCGTCAGAATTTAATTAAAGAGCGTGATGAGATGGACGCTAGAATAGAGAAGTATAAATCTTCTAAAAAACTTGATGATAAGACTGTTGAAAAACTTGAACTTGAGTTATCTCGTTATAATGAGTACATTGATGCTATTATTAATCGTGAAAATTCTGCTGCTTCTTTGTCTGATACTCAACGTAAACGTATTGAGGAATTACTTCCTGGTGAGAAAGAAATCCAAAATATGACAGTTAAAGATTATGAACATAAATGGTCTAAGTGGAGTGCTGAAATTGAACATCTTGCTAATCAAGACGCTTTACTTGCTAAACAGTGTAAATATTATCTTGTTTCTTTACTTACTAATGGTGTATATGGTTCAGGATTATCTGCTGTTAATGCGCTTATATTTAGTGAGATAGCTAATGATCCAGATTTAACTCCACAACAAAAACAAGAAATAAAAGATGCGTTTGGTATTTCTGATGAAAAATCAAAAAAGAAGAATCGAATTACAGATTATCCAATAGGAGAGACTGTAGGTGGTATGGCTGATCCAATTGGTAATTATTTTGGTCCAACATTTTAATTAATTTACGTTTTAAAAGGTTTAAGGGAAGATTTTTTGAAAATTTTCCCTTTTTCTTTCTCTGTTTAGAGATATGTTAGAATTAATAAGTTCTTATAGATATAATCATTTTTTTAAAACAACTTCCGATTTCATTATAAACGTAACGATGATTTAACAACGATGCGAAATATGATGAAATCGACAAATTCTAAATTAAGGAAAAGTTGAAGAACTTCATGTTCTGAAACTCCCACTCTTGAATAAGTTATATACATTTGAGACATATCTCAATTTTTATGAAATAAAAACAATCGTGATTTAGTTACAAATAGGATTGATGTTTTCCTGATGTTCCCCTCTAAGGTGTCCTTAGGAATCATACTATAGACAAAAACCCCCTTCGCTTTAGCGAAAGGTTTTTGCTTTAATATGTTCAAAAAGATTATTAAAAAAAAACAAAACGTAGATAAATAAATAAAATATAGTGATGAAGGATATTTTATATAACGTGAATTGTGTTAAAAAATATTCTTTTACCTTTGTAATATTATAAGGTATTTTTTAATATAATTTA